GTATCAGTAGCAATAATCATTGAACGTTCATAACATGAAAGCAATACAATCAATCAACGTGTGGAAGGATGGCGCAACAGTGCAGGCATCTAACCTTACACTATTCATAACCTTTGATAATCTCGAAACAGAAGCGGTGTTTGAATATCATTTGAGTGATGCAGACAATTCATCATTGGTCAAAGGATCATTCACAATTGCTGATGGTGATTACCAATTGTGGGGACAATCATTAGATGCAAATACTGATGCATACAATTACGCAGCAGCATTGCTTAATCTCACATTCATCTGATGGCAAAGCTGGATAATCTACGTGAAGTATTGGATGCATTAGGTGCGAAGGTTATTGAGCGTGCCAAATCCAATTTGAAAATACAGCGCACAGTTCGCGGTAAAAAAGCACGTAGGTATGCAAGTGGTAATCTATACAATGGGTTAACGTTTAACTACATCAAACGCGGACAAAAGATTGTGCAGTGGTTTGGTGTGCCCAATGGTCCATTGGAAGCATACGCGGATGTGATTGAAGAAGGGCGCAGACCGGGCAGTACACCACCACCTGTTGAACCAATCAGGCAATGGATCATTAAAAAGAAAATCACGCCACGTAATTACAGCAGTAAAAACAAAATGAAGCAGTCGCAGTTCATCAAAAAAACTGATGCATCCATTTTGAATGCTGCAAAGCAGATAGCCAAAAGCATTGGTGCGAAAGGTATCGAAGGCATCCACTACATGCGCGAAGCATTTGATGATACCATTGGTGAATACATGCAGGATATGGAATCGGCATACGCAAAGGATGTTGAATTCGATGTGCGATTAAAGTCAGAAGAATACTTAAAACAAGCAGGGTTGAAATGGCAATCACTATAATTGACAGTCCATATGAGTGGACACCAGCAGGACAAAAATTGATGTACGTTGCATCATCAACAAACGTAGGAAACACAGGTTTCAAATACCGGGTGCGTGTGGTATTTGGTAGCACAGCTGATGAATACACGTTCTTCATTTCTGCGCATCCAAGCGATGACAATTTGTATTACGATTTAGCATCATTGATAAAGCTGCGCAATGATGAAACAGCATCCAATGTACACAATCACGTTGAAACGGTAAATGAATCAATGGGCAAAGCATACGAAGTATATGATGTCTATATTGGTGAGGCATGGATAGTCAGCGGTGCATTAACATACAATGCAGGTAGTGAAGAATTGTGGACAGGTGTTGTGATGAATGGTTATTATCAGATAACTGATGGCTATAAACCTGATGTGTTTACAGGAAACAATGACACACGCTATGCATTGACTAATAATCAATCATACATCATGAGCGATCGTAAGCATAACACGCATGTGTGGCGTTATGGCGATACGTTTAATTTACCCGCATCAGTGATTCGTGTATTCATTCCGGTGCGTGAAGCTGATTGGGGTGTAATGACATTACCTGTTGATGCATCGTATATGACAAATAACGAAGCAGCATATGTGCGCATATCAATAGGCAAAGCAGATGGTTCATTATCTGCTGCATATAACATGCCGTTAGATGGTGGTGTGATTGAGAATGTGGGTGTATATCCTGCTAACCTAAATGCAAATCCAAATGCAGGTGTGCCACAGCCACAAAGCTATCCGAACTGGCGATATATTAACGTGCGTGTGTTGAATGGATCATTGGCGCAGAAGTCAGTGTATTACATCCTATACAACGCGCAGTTATATGGTAGTTATGATTGCCATTGGAATAACATCCGTTTGGCTTGGGTGAATTCACGCGGTGGATGGGATTATTTCAATTTCAATAAGAAGTCCGAAACATCATTAAACATAGAGCGCAAACGTTATCAGCGCGTGTTATTTGATGGCACGACGAATATATTCAACGCCAATGCACGCGGATTAACAGAGCGCGGTAACATAGTGAACAAACAGATACAGGCAACAAGTGATTGGATTCAAGAAGGTGAATTTGAATTCCTGAAATCATTGTTCATGTCGAATGAAGTTCATTGGATTCAGGACGATGGTACATTCATTCCGGTAAATGTTGAAGATACGACATACTTAAAGCGCATCATTCGTGATGGCAAGCAGTACAATCAGACAATCACTATTACACTAACCAATCAATTGAATGCCTGATGAAGAATGAAGTACATTTAATTGCGAATGTGGGTGCAGTAGTGACTGAACCTACCATCTTTACAGGATTGGATTTGCTTGCTAATCAAACAACATTAGATTTATCTGCTGTATTGATTGGATTTGATTGTGGCAATCCACATGTCAGTGTGCCTGTTGGTAGTATTTTCCAAGTGAATTCAGATGGTAATACACAAGGTACAGTGTTGACATGGGATCCAAACACATGTACAATTACCATTGATAATGCAATCACATGGACAGGTGCAACACCACCAACATGTCAGGTGACAATAGATGTTACAAGCAACACGACTGAATCAGTGATGTTGGATTTATATCCAAACGAAAGCATCAGCCAAAATTGGCAATTTCAGGACCTGAATACATTCAACGCATTGGGTGCATTCACGCGCCAATTTAGGATACCAGCAACAGGTACAAACGTGCATATCATTGGTGCATTAGATGATGCCAATTTTAACAATACGCAATACAATACGTACAGTTACTTCCACGTGAAATTGCCTGCTGAAATTCGTGTGAATACATTACCGATTGCATCAGGTTATTTGCGTGTGATGAAGGTGTATAAACAATTAGACAAATTCACCGATTTCGAGGTAGCATTCTATGCAGAAACACCTGATTTGGTCAAAGCAATTGGTGAAAAGAAATTAGCTGAACTCACTGATTTGGTTAATCTCAATCACGTTGTCAATTACGATAACGTGCAAGCTGCTGCTGTTAGCACTGATTTGATGTATGGGTTGTGTGATCGCGGACAGCGATGGAGCGAATTAGGTGAAGAAGGGACACGCCCTGTGTTGAATGCATTGCAGCCGGTATATGCAGGTGATTTGACACCAGCATTGAAATGGTCATATATCATGCAACAGATATTTGATGATGCAGGATTTGTATTGAATGCATCAACGCTGATGGCATACCTTGAATCGTATTGGATGGTATGGTGCAACAGTAAGAATATCACAGCAACAGATTTACAGCAGCAATTCTTTTTCAGTGCATACATCAACAGTGATTTGAATATCACAACATTTGGTATGCATCAAATCCAAGCGAATGAAGAATTGTATGATAATGGAGGTGATTACAATGAACTCACATACACATATACATCACCGATATTAGGTTCAGTTACGTTTCAAGCATGGATCAAATTTGACATTGGGACATCAGTTACAGATTACCAAAACATCACCATGCAATTGGTTGCAGCCAAAAATGGAAATGTTGTATTTCCAATTGTATTAGCATCAAACACATATTACGCGCAATCAGCAAATGATGTACTGCTGTTATCAGGACAGGCAGCAATCAATTTGGAAATGGGTGATACAGTCGAATTTTATGTACAGGTATTTGGCAATATCACCAGTCCAATAGAAGATTATACACCAATTGATATTACGTTATTACATGAATTAGATAGTGGTGTATTGAATGAAGGATGTGGCTTTCAAATAATCAGTGTTGCACCAATTGCAGGTCATACTATGAACATGCCATTGAATGCACCTGATATGAAACAAATTGATTTCGTGCGTGATGTGATTGCGATGCACAATTGCATGATCATTCCTAATCGCCAAATACCAAATGAAGTTAGCGTGATACCTGCACTTGATTATATAGGCAGTGGTAATGTCGTTGATTGGACATCCAAACTTGATATCAGTAAAGACATCACTATCTACGGCACGCAGGATTTACAGCGTAAAAAAACCACGTTCACCTATGCATCTGCGGATGATGCATTCAATAAGCTGTTTGCTGACAATGGGCGCGTATATGGCAATTATGAAATCAATGGATATCGCATAAGTGCAGAGGATGTACCATCTGATTTTCTCACAGGTGAAATGACAGTGCAATTGGTTACACGACCAACACCATGTGCAAACATACCCGGCACGACCATCACCATACCAATGTTTCTTAATCCTGAATTCACTGATTTTGTTGCACCGGGTCCGCGATGTTTATACGATGCAGGTGGTTATGATATCATCATGTACAATGATGGGACATCATCATCTGTATTAACAAACGTGCGCACATGGAATCATTACAGCGATATCAATGCGCAGTTTGATGATTACGATTTGAACTGGTCACCTGAAACGCCCATACATAATATCACAACGAATCCCTACAATAACCTATTCAATCTGTATTGGCGCGATTATTTGAATGGCATCTATAGCAGTGAAGCGCGAATCATGGAAGCATACTTTGCACTTGATTTAACCGACATCATTAGCTTTTCATTTGGTGATCAAATCTATGTGAAGGAAGCATATTGGCGCATCATCGAAATCAATGACTACAAAATTGGTGATGTTGAAACAACACAGGTGAAACTCATGAAACTTGTAACACCAGCACCTGATTGCGCATTGATTCCTGTGGCTGTTGGTTTAGATGGCATTGTTGTATTCAATAATCAGGAAGGTGATCCTGCATCGGCAACAGAAGCATGTTGTGTGCGTTATGGCTATGCATGGAATGGTACTGATTGCTTTGCTAACATAGGCGGTGATATAATTGTACCTGATGATCCCGGTGGTGTGCGCAGGTCTATGGCAATACAATCCACAAGCGAAGGATTCAACAACATCATATCCACGTTTGGATTGGATGCAGCAGCCAATGTAACACAATCAGTATTCGCAGGTCAATTCATCACAGCTGATTCAGGCAACAGCAGATCATTAGCAGTAGGTGATACGCTAACCATTAACGGTGATGTGCGCGGTGCTGCTGTCATTGGCAAAAATGCATTGACTAAAACATCCGGATTTCACATTGGTGGTGGATGGATGACAGATGACAGGACTAATAGCAATGGACAGGTGCAATCAGGTACGGTGATGTTGAGTGCAAAGGATGGATGGAATGCAAGCGGTGACGCGATTGAACTACTGATTGAAGGTATTGCATCCAACAGATTGAATTTACCAAACAATACAGGATGGGCATGCATGCTGATTGTCAACGTAGCAACAGACAACATCGGCAATTATGGTTATGGTGTATTCACATTCTATTTGAAGAAAACCACAACCACCAGTGCAAGTGCAGTGAACACTGTTTATACAGCAAACACGTTTAGCACATTCACGTTGAATGCAAGCATTGATACAGCAACGAATACTGCACAGCATCGGTTACGTATTACAGCAACAGGCACAGGATTTCCCCACAATAACATCCGCATTGTGGCTGCATTGCATTACACACAGTTCATCACATGATTGATAAAAAAAATAACAGCATCAGCAACGTAGTTAATTTGCTGCGTTTGGGAATGCCATTGCCTGAACATGGTAAATGGTCATGGGCAAAATGGAAAAAAATAGCGTACATTACTACATTATGGGTGTGGCGTGTAATCGTCGCAGCGTGTTTGCTATACATCACAATTAAAATTATTCAGCATGGCGTTTAAGGTAGTCGGTACATTCGATGTAGATACAGGGAATTCATTGCAGGCAACTGATAAAGTGAGTGCAGGCATGCAGACAGCTGCCAATAGCACTGCATCACTGAAAAAAGAACTGCGTGAAATGCAACAGCAATTGTCCATGTTGGATCCAAACAGCGAAGCATTTTTGGAATTATCTGTTCGAGCTGGTGATGTAAAAGACCGTATCAATGATGCATCAGAAGCAGTGCGTGCAAATGCTGGTAATGCATTTGAGGGTTTAAGTAATAACGCATCATTGTTAGGTGATCGTTTGTTGAATTTAGATTTTGAAGGTGTAGCAAGTGCAGCCAAAGGTTTAGGTGCAAACATTGGACGATTAGATTTTAAGACATTATCAGCAGGTGTAAATAATGCAGCATCATCTGTTATATCATTAGGAAAAGCATTACTCAGTAATCCGTTATTTTGGATTGGTGCAGCCATAACAGCATTGATTGTTTATTGGGATGATTTAGCAGAAGCAATTAGTAGTGTATCAGAAGAAACAAAGAGACAGCAACAATTAGCAGCTGATTTAACTGCTGAAATGCAAAGCCATAATAAAACTATTGGGCAGCAAATAGTGCAAATAGATGCTTTGTTTGATGCTGTAAGCAATCAAAATTTAGCAGAAGCTGATCGCAAACAGGCATTAAAAGATTTGCAGTTATTATATCCGGATGTATTAGCCAATCAAAATTTAGATATCAATAATACAAATGCATTGACTGCTGCTAAATTGAGTTTGATTGAAACCATTAAAGCAGAAGCAAAAGCAAATGCAGCACGATCATTATTAGAAAAAAAATATGCTGAACAATTAGATTTAGAACTACAGTTAGCTGATGCACGTAGTAAACAGGCATCACTGTCAATGGATAGAACGCAAATAGCATTACAAATGTCTAATGCTGCTGCATTCATCACAACTGATTTGGAGGAAGCAACAACATTGGTGGATGATCTGAATAAAAAAATGCAATCGAATGTAAGTGATATTGCAGGATTAGAAACAATGGTTGGTGATACAGCATTAAAAGCAGCGCAGGATGCTGCACAAGCAGCGCAAAATAAATTAGATAAAGAGAACAAAGTAAATCATGAACGTGTAAAATCTCATAAGGACACAAACCATTCAATCAAAAATGAAGAAGATAAATTACAGCAGCAAATAGATAAGCAACGTGAAGAAAACCGATTGGCGCGATTGTCACAAGATGATCGTGAATTAGAGGAATTCAAAACTAAATATGCTAATCTGCGCACAGAGGCAAAGGGCAATCAGGAAAAGTTAAATCAAATTGATCAGCTTGAATTTGATGAGTTATTTCTGTTGATGGAAAAACAATCAGAACGCCAAACAGAATTCAATCTAAAAGAGCAGGAAGAAGCACGCAAGCAAGCAGAAGTATTAGCACAACAGAAAAAGGAAGCAGATGATAAAGCAGCGGAAGAAAAGCGCAAACAGCAGGAATTAGAAGTATCAATTTTACAAGATGGAATTAAAAAGGAATTAGCTGAATTGACATTAAAGTATGAAGCTGATTTATTAGCTGCTGGCGATAATGCAGAATTGAAGCGTAAGATTGAAGAAAAATACACTGCGGATATCACAGCCATTGATGACAAGTATAGAGATGAACAGCGCAAAAAAGATGAAGAAGATAGGCAAGCACGCATTAAAGGAATACAGGAGCAATTAGATTTAGCATCACAAGGATTTGGTGCATTGTCTGCATTAGGTGATGTGTATTTTGAGAATAGAAAAAGCAAGCTCAAAGGCGATGAAAAGGCATCAAAGGAATTAGCAGAGAAGCAGTTTAAGTTCAATAAGAAAATGCAATTGGCAGGTGCAATTATTGATGCAGGCAAAGCAATTACGGCATCACTTGCACAGGCACCTGTAGCTATTGGTGCATTGCCTAATCCTGCAGGTATCGCATCACTTGCCTTTGCATCGGTTACATCAGCAGCCAACATAGCGAAGATATTAGCTACTAAATTTGATGGCGGTGGTGGTGGTGGTAATAACACACCTAATCCATCAATACCCGGTGCAGCAGAAGGTGGCGCGCCACAATTTAATCCGCTTGCATCAGCGTTCATAAACAATAGACCTGGGCAAATGGGACCAACACCAGCATACGTATTGGCAGGTGATGTTACAAGTGCACAGGAAGCACGTAATAAAGTACAGGATTTAGCACGATTATAATTACAACATGGAAACACAAAGAAAGTTAGTAGAATGCACCATTGACGAAACAGGCAGATTAGGCATTGTCGCAATGGGTTTGGTTGATGTACCTGCTATTGAAGAAAATTGGATAGCATTACAGCACATTAAATTATCCGCAGTCAATGATGAACGCAGGATGATCTATGGTCCTGCGATGATTCCCGATAAGGAAATACTGCGTGTTGATGCAGGCACGTTAGAAGAATACTACGTTGTGTTTCGCAAGGCAACAATTGAATCAGTAGCACATCAATTCTTTCAAAAGAACCTGCACCACAATGCAAACATTGATCACAAATATCCGGTGAACGGTGTTACTGTTGTGGAATCATGGATTAAAGAAGGCGATGCAGATAAAAGCATTGCATTAGGCATGAATGAACTACCTGATGGTACATGGTTCATTGGCGCAAAGGTTGAAGATGACAGCGTGTGGAATGATATCAAAGCAGGTAAGGTGCGCGGATTTAGTATCGAGGGTTATTTCAGTGAAGTCAATGTATCGCTTGCTGAATGCAATACAAATGAAAAATTATTTTTAGCAGAGATAGAAAAGCTGTTTGCTTCTGTGTAGCTTTGTCGCTCGTTTGTGTGGAAACTTTGATTTTTGGTTTATGTGTAGTAAGGTGTGGCGATGGCTGCACCTTATTTCTTTTGGAATGATTCCACGTATCTGCGTTCAGTATCTGACAAGAACCACAATGGATCAATGCCATTTTTTACTGCATTGCATTTGTCCTGCAATATCGAATAGGACCATATGTTGCGTTCGCTTTTGAAGTCAATCAAATCATGCCTGTCAGCATTATCAATAGCATGTGGTTTATAGCCACACAAAGCCAATCGCATTTCACACGTATGGTCTAATGAACGCTGTGCATTATCAGGAAATAGACCAACGAATCTACCTGCTTCTATCAGCTTTGCATAATGATACCCGACTAAATAACGTGCAGCATCTACCTGTAACCATTTCTTATCACCTTTCTTTAGCATCATATATCCATCATCGTAATCACGTGTGATTTCCACCAATGATGTGTATGCTGTTGCTTCTAATGCTTCATTGCTAATCATACGACCAGCGCCAATCAATTTGTCAATTGAAAATTTGTACGTGTGGTGCATTGCTTTTCCACTGTGCAATTCATAAAACACATTGCTTTTCAATCCAACGTGATGCGCACCTAACATTACACGTTCCACTGCCTGATCAAAGTATGTTGTACTGATGCAATCATCATCACCGATTATCATGTAGCAATCAGCATCCGTCCATACGTGCGCGTGCAATACAGCAGCATTCCATTTTTTACCTGCTATGTTATCCAATGTAATAACATGCTCACAGTAATCACTGCTTAATTGATAATCTTCATTTTCAGTCACAGCAGCAACTACCTGAATTCGGTGATATGATTTACTACGCAAGCGATCAATGCAATTGAATAGTATGCGTGATACATCAGGTCTATTGTTCAGGCAGGTAATGATGGTGACATCCATAACTTATATGAAATTAATTGCGTGATATGTTAACGCACGGGTAATGCATGCGAATGCACTACAATAATACATAACAATAAATAGCTATGAACATAAAAGAAAACTTGAAAGCTATTTTCCAAAAGTTCAACATCAATCCGGAACTGCATGGTGTGCAGTTCAGTGATGATTCAGCTGATGCTGTTGCAGAAATCAAATTGTCTGCATCAGATAAGTTAGCAGATGGCACTGAAATCTACAGCACAGCAGATGCATGGGGTGTTGGTGTTGATGTATTTACAAAAGATGCTGATGGCAATCCTGTTGCATTGGTTGAAGGTGAATACATATTGGAAGATGGCAGCACTATCAGCGTTGGTGCTGATGGAATGATTGCGGAAATCATGCCTGCGGAAGCAGAGAAAGAAGAAATGAGCAGCGATGATCTATTGGCTGTAATTGATTCTTTGTCCAATCGCGTATCTGCATTAGAAACAGAGCGCACTGAATTGTCTGCACAGCTTGCTGATGCAACACAAAGCAATGAAGCTGTTACAAAGGAATTAGCTAACACCAAAACTGAATTAAGCGCATTGAAGAAAGCACCAGCTGCACCATCAGTACGTGAAAATTTTAACCGTGTTGCAGTTCGTGAAGCAGCAAAAAAAGAAAGCGTGAGCGAAATGATGGAACGCCTACGCAGTAATAAGTAATCTCATCACCAATTAAATATATTATCTAAAAAATGGCAACTACATTATCACTCACCACCACATATGCAGGTGAATTGGCAGGTGAGATTGTGAAGAAGGCATTGTTGCAGAACGCATCAATGCAGTACGTTAACCTGCGCGAAAACATCCCATACAAATCAGTAGCACGTAAGATTGATGACACCGTCACATTCGCTGCTGGCACATGTGATTTCACACCAACAGGCACTGTTACATTAACAGAGCGTATCCTAACACTTGAAGAATTCCAAGTGCAGCGTGAAATCTGCAAAAAAGATTTCTTCACTGATTGGACTACAAAGGATGTATTAAGTGGCAAAGTAAATACCCAAATTCAAGATGCAATCATTGAGCGTTTGGTGAATGGTATTGCTGCTAACCTTGAAACAGTAATGTGGACAGGTGCAAATGCAACAGCAGGTCAATTCGATGGATTCAACACATTGATTGATGCTAACGCAGGTGGCGATATCAATTTCGTTTCATCACCTGTAGCATTGACATCAGGTAACATCATCGAAAAGATTTGGGCGTTGGTAGCTAAATCACCAACAGCAGTCAAAGGTTCAGCTGAAAAACCATTGATCTACATGAACAATGCAACGTTTGAACTTTATATGCAGGCGCAAATCGCAGCAGGCAATGGATGGTATGCAACTGCAGGTCCTGAAGTATCCAAGAAGTTTGTTGGATTGTACGAAATCGCAGTATGCCCCGGTATGCCTGCTAACACCATGTACATGGTTCAGAAATCTAACTTGCATTTGGGAACATGGTTGACAAATGACATGAATGATGTATCAATCATTGACATGACTCCAATTGACGGTTCACAGAATGTACGTTATGGCGCACGTTTTTATCTTGGAGCACAGATTGCTGTTACTGCTGATGTTGCAGCATACGGTCCTGGTCTATCGTAATCATAAATAATCAAACCACTGCATGCATTCACGTGTGTGCAGTGGTTTTAATACAAATTAATATGCCCTGTTCGTTAACAAAAGGATATACACTTGACTGCCTTGAAGGTATCGGTGGTGTAAAAGAAGTATTCATCGCAAATTGGGATGATTTCGCAGCAGGCATTGCATTCGATAACACCACAGGTGAAATTGAAACATTGCCGACAGCAACAATTTTCCGTTATGTACCATTCCGTTCATCTGCTTCGTACATCGAAACACCACAGAAGAACATTGAAAACGGTACATTGTACTTTGAACAAAAAGTAGGTTGGACATTCGGTAAGCTGTCACAGGACAAGCGTAACGAATTCCTAAATCTTGCTAAAGCTAAATGCATCATCTTTGTTCGCACATATGATGATCAAATTTTGTGTGTTGGTTTGGGTGCCGGTGCATGGATGACAGAAGGATCAGTACAATCAGGTCAGCAAAAAGCTGATTTGATGGGTTACATGGTCACATTCACAGCAGAGGAACTTGAACCAGCTGTGCATTTGGAAGCATACAGCAGCGTTCCATTTGACAACTTCGGTGATATCACTGTTGATCCTGCTTACTAATAGCTTGTTCAATAATCATTAAAAAGGGCAGGTATTACGCCTGCTCTTTTTTTTAATTTAGTAAACCAATGATTTATCTAATCACAGATACAGCAAATCAAACCGTGCGATTGTCATTGGATGAGGGAAGGCAGTATTATGCAACAGCGTTTACTGATTACCTAATTGTAATTACGCACGAAGAAAACAGCACAGTGGGTAGTGAATTGGCACAGGTTGCCACCATTGTCGCAGAGAATAGAAGATACACGCAGCTCACCATCACAACAGATACACTAACTATTGCCGGGCGTTATCGCTATGAAGTGTATGGTCAAAATTCAGCAGTCAACACTGATCCAACAGATGCATCGGTAGTAGGATTGATTGAACGCGGAACAGCTGTACTAACAAATAATACTACATATTACGATGTCGCAGACAACACCATCGAAGATGACATTATCTACCAATGATGCAAAGCCATTGCCATCTGATGTAATGCATTTGCAGATGGCAGCTTACTCACCTGTCGCAGATACTGAAAAAGTAGATCGTAAAGGATGGGTGACTTTTGGTGATGACAATTTATTTCCAATGTATCTGCGTGAATTATCGCAGACATCACCTACACATGGTGCATTGATAAAGGCAATCGGTGATATGATTGCAGGCAAAGGTGTATCATCGGAGCAATACCAAAATGAATTAGATGCATTGCATGTTGATACGGTTGTGTACGGTTGCGCACACGATTACAAATTGCATGGTGGATTTTATATAGAAGTGATTTGGTCAAATGATCGCAGCGTGATTAGTAAAATCAATCATATTCCATTTGAAGAATGCCGTATTGCGGTGGATCAGGATGACGAATCAGAAGTGGGTGTATATCATTCGCCTGATTGGTCTAATCTGCGTAAGAAAAAAAATGCACCAGCGTTCATTGCTAAATTCAATCCACTCACAAAGATGGAGCATCCGGTGCAAGTGTATTGGTGTTTCAGTTATACAGGTAGTCAAATCTATCCACGACCTGATTATTGGTCCGCAGTGAATGCGATTGAAACCGATAAACTAATTTCTGTATTCCAATGCAATCTATTGAGCAATGGAATGTTTCCAAGCACTGTTGTAAATTTCTACAATGGACAGGCAACACCTGAACAGAAGATGGCATTGATGCGTGATTGGGAAAACAAGCTGACAGGTGCAAGCAATGCAGCCAAAGTGATGTTCTTTTTCAATGAACGTGAAGCGCAGAAAACAGAAATTGAAGCGTTCCCGATTAGCGATCTTGATAAGCAATTTGACATGATCAATTCGCAAACCCAAGAGAAGATAATTACAGCGCATCGTATTGTCACACCATTGCTTGTTGGATTGAGAAGCGGCACTGGCTTCGGAAGCAACAAAGATGAGATGGCAACAGGTTTAGAAATCCTGACCAATCAGGTGATTGAACCTGCACAACGCAAAATCAGTGATGCATTGGTGTACATATTGGGCGAACAGATGCCTAATCTTGCATTCAATATCAAACCAAACACACCACTAACAACACAACAGGCAGAAGCAGCAACAGTAGATGGTGGCACAACTGATGTGGCAGCAACAGCATTGAATGGTGCGCAGATTACATCATTGGTTGATATCGTAATGCAGGCAGCATCTGATATGTTGCCTGTATCATCAGCAAAAGCGGTGGTGCGTGCAGCATTTCCAACGTTATCTACTGCACAGGTGGATGAAATTTTCAAGGATGTACAGCCCGGAAGCATTGCACCATCGCAGATTCAGCAGTCATTGTATAAAAAAAAAGTACATGAAGCATTCGATGATGATGCAGTGGCTGATGCATTGATTCAATTGGGCGAAGATGCGCAAGAAGATTGGATATTGATTGATGAATACGAAGTGGATTACGATACAGATGATGCAGACAATGAGCGTATCATGTCGCACAACTTTGTAAGTACAGGCAGCGCACGACCTAATGCGAAATCAGAGCAGGATAAAACCATTGATCAGGTAAAATTCTATACACGTTACAAATACAGCGGTGAAATCAAACCAAATTCACGTGCGTTTTGTCGCAAAATGATTGCTGCTGATAAGCTGTATCGCAAAGAAGATATCATGCAGATGGGCAATAGGATTGTGAATGAAGGATGGGGACCACGCGGAGCTGATACATATTCGGTGTGGTTGTTTAAGGGCGGAGGTGCATGTGGCCATGTGTGGCGGAAAATGACTTTCGCAAGTGCGAAAGGATTTGGATTGGATTTGTCTAATCCTGATTTGAAAGAAGCATTGGATGTGCGTGTAAAAAAAGCAGGATATAAAACACGCAACAATCCAAAGGTTGCACAACGCCCAATTGACATGCCTTACAATGGCTTTCTACCTGATAACCCACGATTCGGTAAATAATAAAACACAGACAAATGGCAGAAGTATTATTCATCAACGAAAACTACATAAAGAAATACACCACCATCAACGGTGCTGTTGATCCTAATCTATTGTACCCGGCAATCTACCTGTCACAGGACAAATGGGTTGGTCCATTTTTGGGTGATGATCTGTTGAATAAATTGAAAACGGATGTATCTAATAACACTGTCACTGGCAATTATCTCATACTGCTCGAAGATTACGTACAGAAAGCTGTGTTGTGGTGGACAATGGTTGAAGTCCTGCCTAATCTAACATACAAAATTGATAATGGATCATTGGTGCAGCGAATCAGCGAAGATGTGCAGGTGATTGGCAACACGACATTGGGTGATTTCATTGATCGTGCAAAAGCAAATGCTGAATACTACACCACGCGATTGGTTGAATACCTATGTGCGAATAGCCATTTGTTCGTTGAATACAGCAGCAACGTTTACCCGGAACGTTCACCACGCACTGATGTATTGAATATGCAGAATTACATATTTACAAGTGGCAACACAGCCACATCATATAAGCAGCAGACATACACGAATCTATTACCTAAACTACCACTATGAGCGTTGATCGCAAGCAGTTAAAAAAGGAATACACACAGCGGTTAAAAGATTATGAGAGAGCAATGTTGCAGGCACTGAAATCACATGCAAATTCTTCATCTAAAAAAAGGAATGCAGATAGCACTGATAACACTGGCAGATGAACATTACGTGCGCGTAGGTAATACGTTGCCCACTGCACCATTCGTTGACATGGAAGGTGAAGTTTGGGAAGCAAATAATGTTGATGTGTACCTGTGCGCAGAGAGCGAAGATTTACTTACTGATCCATCGTACAATTTGCGTGATATACATAACTACCTGTATGCACTTGTATGCGATGATTTACCTGATTACTTAATTCAATCACCATCTAACAATTGACATGAAATTCATTGACAGCATTATTCATTGGCTATCCGATTGGTCACTATACATCACCAGCATCATGATTGGTGTTACTGCAAAAATCAGTTATGAGATACGCAGTGGTCGCAATTTGAAATTGGTGCAATGGATTTGGATATTGACTGCATCGGTTGTGTGTGGTTATGGTGCATCAGTGTTTTGCAGATACAACGAATGGATAGCACAAAGCGGATTCATTGTGCCTGCTGCCACATTAACCGGTGAACGCATTCTGATTTACGTGATGGATAATTGGAAGAAGTGGTTACTGAAATTGGCTAAATAAAAAAACGCACCATCGCTGATGCGTTAATTTACCTTAACCTTTTGATGTAATAACAAAACCTCAATATGAGAGCGTTCCACGTTTGGAATTGCTGAACCAAATATATACGTTATGCCTGATAAAAAAACACTATTTGAAAAATTAAAGGAATCAAAATTTGGACAATTTGTATCCAATAAATTAACACCTGTTGCTGGCGATATTTTAGAAGTCGTTGGTGATATTACAGGTGTTGAAACCATTGAACGCGTTGGTGAGTTCCTGAATAAGAAAAAAGATGAATCACCACAACTACGTGATGCTGCTATTGAATTTGAACAATACAAATTGCAGTGGGAATTAGAGATACAACAGCTGCTATTGTCGCATGAATTAGAAGTGTATCGTGAGGAAGTAAAGGATCGCGATTCAGCACGCACACGCGAATCATCATTCACTGCATCATTGGGAAAGCGTGATTGGTTGATGGCTGTTGTGGTGATCAGTGGATTGGTTGCACTCATTGGTGTGATTACAACACTGGTGTTTGTACAGATACCTGCGGAAAATCAGCGATTAGCTGATATGTGCTTTGGTGCGGTGATGTCTATTGGTGCATCAATCTTTTCGTATTACGTAGGCAGCAGCAAAAGCAGCCATGCAAAAGATGAAACAATAAAAGCAATTATCCATGAGCAGAATCAAGGTCAGTGAGTATTTCCATTTGGATGAATTAGTGCCACGATCACTAATCATTAGTCGCGGTGAAAATGCATTACAAGTGATGGACATGCGCATCATCAAAGCAGCAGACATGATACGAGCTGAATTAGGTGAATCTATATTCATCAACAATTGGTTTGGCGGTGGATCATTGGACGAATGTGGATTTCGTTATTGCACCACGACAACAGGCGCGAAATGGTCACAGCATAAATATGGCAGAGCATTAGACCTGCATTGCAAATCAGGACCAGCAGCTATGTTAGCTGCAGTCAAAAAATTAGAGCAGCAATTTATAGATGCGCAATTGCTCACCACATACGAGAACATAGCAGCAACACCATCATGGCTGCACATTGATTGCAGGTGGACAGGTCTTGACAAATTGCTAATGGTAAATCCATGAGCAGAAGTAAATACATCCATCACTTTTATGCTATCTACGCGGATGCATCACGCACACCACGTAGGCAATTGTGCGCAGCTATATTGAACGAACACAATTACAGCATCACGTTGGATGCGTTTTATCGGTTGTATAAAAAATGGAAGCATGATACTTATGGACCTGCACAGCGAATCAAAGATGGAATACATGATGCAGTGCAATCAGCTGATGATGTAGTAACTGATTTCGCATTCATGGCTAACGACATCAATCCGGAATTGAATCCGTTTGGTATTCCTGCATCACTCGAAAAGGATTACAAAGCATACAAGCTACCTGTTAGCCACAACAATATATTATTCCTGAATGATATACACATACCATATCACAACATACCTGCACTCACACTGGCGTTAAAATATGGTGTGGCGAATAACGTGAACACCATCTATTTGAACGGTGACATCATTGATTTTTACGCAATCAGCAGATTTGAAAAGGATCCGCGCAAACGTGATTTCGCGCATGAGGTAATGCTCACACGTGATTTCCTGAAAGCATTACGCAACGTATTTCCAAACGCTGCCATCTATTACAAGTGTGGCAATCACGATGCCCGGTATGAGCAGTACATAATGCGCAATGCACCTGATCTATTAGGGATGGATGAATTCAATTTGGAATCGCTACTGCATTTGGCGAAGTACAACATACAATACATACCATCATTGCAGATAACGCATATCGGTAAATTGACTGCGTTACATGGACATGAAATGATGACCAGCGTGTTCAGTCCTGTGAACATAGCACGCGGATTATTCCTACGTGCAAAGGACAGTGCAATCTGTGGGCATCATCATCAGGCATCAGAACATAGTGAACCAAACATCAATGGCAAAGTGGTGACATGTTGGTCAGTGGCTTGCCTGTGTGAACTTCATCCTGATTACATGCCATTAAATAAACACCATCACGGATTCGCGCATATCATCACAGATCGCAATGGTGATTTTGAAGTGTATAACAAACGTATTGTGAACGGAAAAATTAGATAAAAAAAAGGGAGCGTCTTTGCCGGACATAACTCCCTTTTAAAATAACGTAATGATATGTCAAATATAAAATAAATTCCTACTGATCAATAAAAAAGCAAATTAAAATTTGCCAAAGTGTTGATGGCGATTGCAGGCATGCACACCTTTGCACACCTGCATCCACCAATTTGTAATTGCATTAAACAGTTTGCGCATTTGCTGCTGATGTTAATACAATTTCACGCACGTATTTCGATACGGTCATGCCTTTGCTTTGTGCTGCACCTTTGATTGAATTCAATTCATCAGTAGTCATGCGCACGATTAACTGGCTTTTTTTGTTGGTTGTCTGCAATGTTTCCATTTGTTATATAGTGTTTAATTTATTTACGTATTCACGCCACATCGGCACGCGCTCAATCAATTCATCAATTGATGCCTGATCAAACTGCACTACCTTTTCGTGTATGCGTTTCTCAACAGGTATATCATATACCCATTCATCAGGCGCGTGATGGATGTGTGTGTATGGGTAATCGCGCTTGAATTTATCCATATCAAAAATCATGTTGCGCTCAATTTGCTTACAGCGTTCAATGTATTCAGGCGATTCAGTATCAATGCTGCCCATTCGCCATGCAGCTTTGTGCTTCTCATCATCCAATAGTGTTGATGTGGCATTGCATAAGACGAACACAAACACAGCGTAAGGCGCACCAACTAACCAACAGTATGCTTGCCCTTGCCAATAATAATTGGTATCAATGTCATCAATTTTGCTATTGTAAAACGTATGCAATGACCATGATGATTTGATATCAGGTACAAACAATACTGCATCATTTTTTTTTACAAGCAAATCAGGAACACCACTGATGTATGCATTGCGAAAGCGTGTTTCGTTTTTGAACACAATGTGCCCGGTGTGCCTGCGCCAAATGTCAATCGCTTCTGATTCCACTGCAATGCCTTTATCAATGTACTTGCTGTTGATGTCATCAGTGCGTTTGTATTCATGCTGTAAATACAATTTCAGCAATTCATTTTTTGCTGTTGCACTAATTGGTTCCGATTTGCTGCGTGATTTAGTCATCAGTTTACCTAATGATGACGCGCGAAATAATAATTGATCCATGTGTGTATTGATTTTTGTATTGCGAATTTAGGAAATAAACGTGCCTGTCAATACACTTTTCTTTGCGTTGAATTCACTGCGTAGCTGTTGCTTTATTTCATCACTACATGATTGCTCTATTGTTTCGAGTTCATCAATGGTAGCAGCATTGGCGATTAAATCAGATACGTACACCACATCCACATCAATTTTGTCTGCGCTGTTGTCAATGTATTTGACATCACCAGCATCATCCACAACTGCCTGATCTGTGATTACTGCGCGTTGCATGTCCACTGATAATGGTGCGTATTTAGACAGCAGCAATTTGATGACTGTCTTTTTAGCCATAGCATCGAAATCTGTTGACCATAAACCACCACCACGTTTGTACGTTTGGCTGTATTTGTTGCCGTGCATTTGCAGTTCTGCTGTTGTCATGTACAGGACCTTTTCAAATCCATTGATCAGCTGAAAGTATGCAGCATATCCAACTACAAAATCGGATGTTTTACCTGACCAATTAAAGCTGATCCCACCAAATGAATTGTCTAATACTAACTGACCTTCGTACACTGGCTTTGAATCAATGGTCTTGAATTGCCCTGATCGCTGTGCCAATTGAATGAAACCTTTATATCCTAATTGGAATTGAGCCAATGTCTTATAGTCACCATTTTTTTGCCGTGTGTTGAATGGCACGATGTAGGCAAATCCCAATTGATTATTCAGTGGCAGGTCTAATGTAGCAGCCACCATTGCTGCATTCAATACTGATGATGGATCAGCTTTGCACAACAGGTCATTACTTTGTACGATTTGAAGTACGGATGTGGTGAACGTTGATGCGCGTTTACCTAATACTGATTGCAGGCGTTGCATTACATCTTCGCGTGAAAACATGGTGCGCAATTGCGCTGTTGTAGTTAAATTACTCATATTGTTTTTTGGTTTTGTGATTACAAATATACATCATTCATCATCACCGTAATCATACGGATCATCAATTTGCCCGGTGCCATCGCAATGCTCACATTTTACATCGCGTGTGCAGCCACCACAGCAATCGGACATGCTGCGACCACAGGCAATCATTTCATAAACGATGCCTTCGCCATTGCATTCTTTACAGGGTATTAGTTTGAACATAGGATAATGATAAAAATGATTAGGATAATGATGTCTGTTGTGTCTGGTGTTGATTGTTTCATGTCTATAAATTTTTTATTTTGTTATATGTATCTTCAAAGTATTCATTGGCACATTCTAATTCACATCCGGGTAAAATAATTTTGTCTTTTCGGCTTGATATAAATGCTTCCACAATTTGTTTTTTTTCCTTTTCAAGTGCTATTGAATAAATAGGATTTATTGTTTTAATGCGGTACATAAATTCAATATCTACTTTATTCAATTTCAATGCTAATTCAATTTGTTCTATTAAAAATTGTACTGCTGTTTGTTCTTTGCTCATATGAAATGCGCGTTGTGCAGTCGCGCCCCTGCTTAAAATTATTTATTACAAACTACCTGTGATGCCCACATGTAAAGGATGTTTACTTTGTTTTCATTCCATTCCTGCGCAGTGATTCCAATTTGCTTTGCAGTTTGTGCGCATGTGTTACGAAAATTTTCATCATTGATCAATGCTACGATTTCGCTGTTGATGGTTTCAAAGTTTACTGTGTTTGTCATGGCTTTTGTTTTTTGTGTTTGTGTTTGTTTGACTTGGCAAATGTATATACATATGTAATAACAAAGCAAGAAAAAAGTGAAATTATTTTCACATTGGGTAGATAGCAGCTGAAAATGAATCAGTTAGCGTGTAAAATCTTTACCGTAATGTTTACCGGTAAAGATTAAACCCACGAATAATTGCCGTAATTGGGGAACAATTCAAAGTACATGCGCATCATTATGGCATCAGCGTAATCAGGTGAAACGCCATGCATGCGTTGTATTTCATCTTTGCTGCTCACTGATAATTTACCATCCGCATCAGGATTTCTACGCCTGATCATGTCTAATTCTTTTACGATTACATCACGTTGATTAGCTGTGCGCATGAACAGCTTATTGTATTCCATGAATTCTGCTAACTTGAAATAGCATTCCGCTTTGAGGTTGCTGTATGTTTCAGGATGTTTGGCACGTGATCCATTCTGAAATCCCCTGCACTGCAATGCATCAACTACACCACCACCAACACCATCTTCATCCACCAATACATTTGTGAGTTTCACAGCTTTTGATTCGCATAGCTGGCGAATGTGCTGCACAATTGTAGTGATTGGTTGCTTCCTGAATTCAGTGATGCCTACCAATGTCAATCCTTGCCACAAACAGATAACTGATCTATCCTTACCAAAGCGTGCGACATCGGCAGTGATGTACATATCACCTGATAACGTTGATTCACGGAAGCAACGCAATACATCATCAGGTTTGAACAGCCAATCATTGCTCTCATCGTATTCCCAATCACCTTCTAATAGGCGTTTGCGATCCATTTCAGGCAATCGCGCCAATGTTTCAAGATACGTATCAGGTAGATGCGGATTATCACCGGGTAATGCAGGTATGAATGCAACGTGTGCAGGTAATGCATCCTGTTTATATGGCGCGTAAATCTCATTGTATAGCCATCCTTTCGATGGATTGCATGTCATTAAACCTTTCGGTGGTATGCTGAATTCACGTAGCTTAAATCGCACGCGTGAACGCACTATATCCACAGCTTTTTTGCTTACCTGTGAAACTTCATCAATGAACCAATCTGTGATTTCAAGTGATCCAAGCGAATCAAAATTTGGATCTGATGGATAGGCAAACAAATCCTTCAAAACAATTTCGCTGCCATTGAAAAAGCTGATGATGTTGCTTTGACCATTGTACGTGTAATGCTCACCACTTCGCAAGTTGTGCATGCTGGCTACTTCAAAGAATGTGCGCAGTGTGGTTTTTTTTAGCGTGTCTAATTTGCTTCGACCAATCAATCCACGTGTGCCCGGATATTTAATCCTGCGCCAAATTTGCCATGCACATCCCAAAAAGGATTTACCACTACCTGCTGCACCACCGTACAGCACTAATTCAACAGGTGAATCAACAGCCAATAAGTGCAATGCATCTTCGTGTTTCTTTGTCCACTGAATCATTCGTATCGTTTAACTAACCTACGCTGTTCAGCTGTCAGCTGATTGATTTCATGGCGTGATTTAATCTTTGCTGAATCATTTAGTGCATATTTATTTTTCAGCATTAACACCCATCCGGGTAATGCAATGATGCGACCAACATTATCGTAATAAAATTCTGCACCTGTTTCACATCCTGCCTGATTGTACGGTTGCCAATTACTATACACCATCGCTGCACGTGTGAATACATTGATACCCGGTAGCAGCTTTACAGGTATTCTGTATTTCAATGTAACACGATATCGCTCACCATCATTGTAATCACTGATGTATAACGGTTCATCGCTGCTGATACCTGCCATCACTATTTCATTCGGATTGATGTGTTGCAGGTGTTTGAACACATCAGGATCAACAATATCATCCGCACCCACTAACACATACAAATCAGCATTACCACCATGCGTGATCAGTGAATCATTAAATTTTTTGCGTAGTGCATCATCACCTTTTGATGAATCGCAGAATGATTGCTGTGGTACTTCCACGTATCTCACTTTATGAGATAATACAGATTTACAATAACGCTTTGATAATGTACCTTCTGATCCACACAGATTGATGTGATAACCTAATCGCGCGTAATGTCTGAACACACGGATGTATTCGCCATTGTTTGCATCGCCATGCAGGTAAAATGGTATGCTAATCTTAATTGTCAATGCCATTCAATCGCTCTAATAAACGGTGATTTTCGCCAATGTATTTAGCCGGGCATCCAACGTATGTACTGAATTCAATTGTATTGCCTTTGACAAATGATTGCGCACCAATCATCACACCTTTTGCGATGGTGGTGTGTGGATGTGTTGATGCGTTCAATCCAATGCGTGCGTACCTTCCGATAAAAGTAAAGCCACCAATGATTGCACCTGTATGTAATACAGCATCAGGCATTACAATTACATCGTGCCCTATGTGGCAATGCGACATGATGAACACATCGCGCATGATGTGCGTGCTGTATTGTACACCAGCGTGAATCGTAACGTGTTCACGTATGGTCACGCCATCACCAATGATTGTTGGATGCTCATTTTGAAAATTAGCGTGCGTGATTTTACCCGGATATTCAGGTACATCACCGATGATACTGTATGCACCTATGTACACATCATTACCTATTTGCACATTGCTGCCTATGATTGCTGTTGGATGTATATACGTTCCCATTATTTCGGTGTTATATCACTGCAAATTTCCAGCAGTGTATGCAAGCCGATGTGTATTCCATCTGCTTCTAATGCTTTCAATATCTTTTTGAATCGCAAACCGATGTAAAAATGGTCAATACCTGCTAACCAAATATGCGCGATGAATGCAAATGCCCATGCAGCCAATATCCATTGCGTAATGCCTGCTATTGCAGCGACAATACCAACGAATGCAAAGCCGATATAAAACATTTTCAGGTATGGCAAATTGCGATATGTCCACCTGTAAATTTTCAGGTCACTATAATGCGCTGTGAATGCATCACGGATTTTGATGTTGAGTTCATGCTGCGTCATCTTCGTTGGTTTTATTTAGTTCTGCCTTGAAATCTTCGATGCCATCTACGTATCCTTTGCTGTAATGGTATTTGATCCATTCATCTTCTAACTGCTTCAAGTGAATGCACACATCAATCACCTGTTGATACATACTTGATGCAAGTGACTTCGGATTGTTGTTTATTTTATTCCTGTAAATACCATGCAATAGATCAATGGGCGATGGCTGTTTATCCATTGCGATTTCCTGTTCTGTTTCTTCGCTCATAATAATTGTGATAATAGGATTGTGATTGATACAAATAAACCACCTGCTGATGTAGCAAGCATATCATGCGCGTTGAATTCCTTATCAGTAAATTCCTTAACCATTCCAACACCTGTTGCGATATACCAACCTGCATATGGTATCATAAATATACACACGATGGATGATATGATTGCACCATATATAAAATGGTTTGCTTTGTCCTGCTGTAGCTGTGGTAGTTTCATTCTGTTTCTGTATAATTTGGTAAATTTTTACCTGTTCTAAAAAAATATAATTGGTTCAATTCATCCATGTATTTCACATATTTATACAATGAAAATAATGTACCACCTTCTTCTTTGTGCCTGACTACTGCACGCGGTGTAAATCCAAATTCAAAACCAATTATATCAAACCAATATACACGGTCTGTTTCTGATGCGCGAAAACCATAATCTAACAGTGTTGCTTTATTTATTGGTATGCGTTTATTCATTTGTCACCTCCGTATGTTTCGTTTTATTTATTTCGCTTATTCCTATGTTATAGGCAAATAAATTTTACTTGCTATCCCTCTCCGAAATGAACCTTACATCACCTTGCAAATACTTTACTGCATCCCATAGGTCATCCAATACTATTGTGCCAAGTGGTAGTAAATTACCTTTACCATCTTTTACACCCGACAAGTATATTGCAAGGTCACTTAGCGATTTCGTGTTAATCATTTTTCTTTCTTGAACTGGTTGTTTATCTTCCATAATCCGTAAAAATTATCAGCCTATAACATACGCTATACAAAAGTGGGGCTGTGTGCCAAATCTGTACAGTTGTGCATCTAATTTGCTTTTGTGCGGTAAGCAAGGGTTGCGCATCTTTATCCCCACCTTCGTATAGCGTCAGCCGTTATGGAACAGATTGCTTTGCTCCACACTTATCACAAATTTGGTCTTTTAAAAATCCGAAATGGTCATACGAATTATCTAACCATTCATGGTCGCAATCCGATTCCATAACATCAAATAAACGCAATATGAGTTCGTGCGCTTCTTGAAGTGTTATCTCACCAGCATCCATCTGGCATAGTATCAAATATATTTCTGTTGCTTTCATACTGCGTTTATTTGCGTTCCGTTATCCGCAAGCCTATTTGACAGCATCACGGACAATCTGTTTTAGTTCCTCAAATTTTACTTCATCGAAATCTTTTTCAAAAAAACACTTGAAATCTATTTCACTTGAATTTGTCACATAAACAAGTGGATAGTATTGTTCAAGTTTTTGCTCTAAATTTTTTTGAAGTTCTTCGATTTGTTCTCTTGATGCCATTTGTGGCAATCCTACTAAGAAAATTGATTTTGTCATTTTGTTATTGTTTTGAGTTGTTCGGAAATTCCGAACAGTTGGTTTGTCATACCTTATCGGGTGCAATTTGAATTAATCAATGATATATCATACCGTATCGGGTGCAAATTTGTTATTTGAATTTATAGATTTGATCACCTGTCAATTCATGCAATCGCTCTAATATCTTTCGCATTTCTGCACTATCCTGAATAGATGGCACAATCATGCGTTTCGCAGATAGTATAAACAATCGCTCTTTAAGATCAGCTATATCACTGATTGCATCATACACGTAATGCAATCGCTGTTGGTTAGTCATGTCCATCATTCGGCATTCAGGTATTCGTTAATTCTAAAAATTCTATAATCAGTAAAATCCATTATTGTACCTTCGACATTAGCCATCGCAATTTGAAACATCGGTAATTTGGGCAATGCGGACCAATCATCCAAAATGCGTTGCTCTAATGGATTCAATTTACGCGGTGCATCATTTGCTTTGTACGATGTATTCATGTCTGTTATTTTGAGTTTATCAGTAACCTGTTGTAATACCTGCTGCATTGCTGGCGTTGCGAATATCTGCGCAGCTGTCATCTTTGTTTCGACATGTTCACGTTCACGCATCTTTATGATTTCCTCTGTGCGTTCTGCATCGTATTGATTCAGCCATTCAATTATAATCGCGCCATCAATCCTGTTGTATAACTTTCCATAATCACCTGCCATTGCTTTACGAAAGCAGATTTGAAAGTCCTGTAATTTGTAATTACCAAAACGTTCCAATATCAAATCGCATGTAATACCAATTTGAGCTGGTGACATGGGCATGCTGACATTAAAAAATAATTGCACCTGATCTATCAGGATAGCCATTGCCCGGTTGATGTAGTCAACACCGTGTAATTTTTTAAGTGTTACGAGGGATGGTAAGGTGTTGTTGGATATCACGTAACTGATCGTCAGGTGTGTAGACTTGTTGTCTGAATTGATCAAGCTGTTGCTGTCGTTGTGTTGCTTTTGAATTTCCATGTGTATGTGATTTTTCTTTTTCAAATGTATGTGTATTATTCAACCATTTACGCGCAGATGCTTCCCAACTTTTCATTTTCACGCGCCCAACAATCCACCCATTGGATTCGTAGTGATCGAAAAACATTTTTGCCTGCTGTAAAATTTTCTCTGCTGTGAAGATATTACCTGCTTTGTTATTCAAATCAATCATAAAATCTTTGACCATGTCAAATGAGGGTGCGACAAAACGCTCGCGTTTTTTTTTCTCATTCACATTATCATTTAGATTATCATTTTCATTTTGATTTACATTGACATTATCATTCACATTTACATTATCATTTACATTAGCTTGCACTTCGCTTTTACTTCGCTTCTGTTTCGCTTCGCTTTCGCTTGTGTTTCGCTTTTGTTTTGGTTGTATTCCGCTTTGATATCGCTTATGGTTAGCATCCAGCTGTGGTTTAATAAGCGTAAATACAGTTTTCGCTACACCTGATAACTGCACTTCATTGTAATTCAGTGCATATTCAAAGATGGCTGAATACACCTGCGCTTGTAATGCAGCATCTAATTCTTTAATCGCTTCATAAAACGATCTATAAAACACTGTTGATTCTCTCATAAATAAAATACCCACCACCACACGCAAAGGATCATCCGCGCACGTATGTGCTATGGCAATGCGATGGTGATGGGATTTGTAATTTTTTCATAACGGATGATCAGAACAAATATACGCAAAATTTGTTACCACAAGTATGCGATGATTGAACTTATCAATACACCCATCAACATGCCGGTGATGAACGCATATCTGTAACCAACATCAATTGTATTCTCTGCAATGCTGGTATCAACGTGTGCCTTTTCAATTGGCGATGGCGCAGGTGCAGGTGGTGTATATTGCTTTGCAATGATCTGTTTAGGATTGATATTGCTTTTACGCAGCAATTCAGCTGCCTGATGTGTGCGTTTCAATTCTTCGTAATGATGGTAAATAGAATTGATAAGCGATTCGGTTAATGGTCCTGCTATCCATTTTGCCTGTCCTTTGTTCAAGCTGATGCAATTACATTTAATCATTGCCTGAAATATCACCGTGCCCACGTGATGCTTTGCACGCATTGCATGGATGTCGAATGTGCGTGAATTAAAGCAATCAGCAATTACTTTGTAATACTTTGTTTTGGTCTGCGCTCGCATTGTTCTTAACTGTTTCATTTGCTTTTGGTTTTATATGTTATACGTTTTGATAATAGAAATGAATTCATCTAATGTCCTGCAAATTTTCACGCAGTAGCCAGCGTTGATTAGCAGTGCGTGTATTGCTTTTTGTGTTTCTGTTAGCTTGCCTTTTTCGCTTTTGAATTCAATGAATAGTCCATTGCATTTGTCGTTAGCCATCGCAATGAATACATCAGGCATTCCGGGTAATGCACCTTCCGATTGCAGCCGTTTCCACTGCCTGATGCGTTGCATTTTGTCACCTGATAATACTGCACCATTTGGAATGCTGCATATCACATGTTTGGTAAAGTGATACCTGAACCACTTGATGCACGCCTGCTGCGTTTTACTCTCATCGAATTTCATTGATTATTTTTTTGCATAGGTTTTTCAAATCACGTTTCACATCTACCGAATTCATCATGCTATACACGCCCAATTCCATTTGTTCAATTTCCCACATGCTAATGCGTGCGATGCGCATGTCAATAGGTTCATCCATCACCGGGTAAAGCTCATCAGGTTCATAGTCATCGCTGCACTTGATCACGAATGAACGTTCACATCCTGCCCACATATGAATCATGTAGTGGTTTGGATAGTATTTTTTTGGCTGTGGTTTAACTGCGCGTGCAGCTTTTCCATTCTTCTCATCCACCACCAATTGTTGCTGTTGTATTTGCCCATGTACACCACCATTCTGCGCATTCTGATTAGATCGCCATTCATCTCGTCTATTGACATAGTATTCAAGTGCTGTTCTGTACACAAAATTGTATGTGCTTCCTGTTCGTCGTGCGATGTCTTGGATGGATGCACTTCCGAAATTGTTGATGATATACGCTTTTTGCTCATTCAAATTCATAATTGTGTTGTGTTGTGTTTATGATTTCGCGCGGATCGCATTTTAGTACGGTGCATATCTGATTCAACTTTGATAATTTGATTGCACCCGGATTGGAACACCAGTTCATTACGTTCCTATACGTACACGCATAGCCACGTGCATGCATCATACGTACGAATGCTGCAATGCTTCCACATTTGTCTGTGATTAAATCAGAAAATACCAATGTTTTGGCGTTCTGTTTTGTTGCCATATTTTTGATTGTAATTTGAAACGATTGATGCCACTAATGATTTGCTGAATGGTATATCACCAGCATCAGTGCGTACATGTATGGACAATTTGCGCAGTGATTGACCATCAAATAACACGTTGATGTGATACCAATGCGTGCCGTCATGTATTTCGCCACCCTGATTGTCGTATATGAAATGCACCATGCGTAAAAAGAATACCTGATCTATTGCGTTAATTTCATTCATGGCAATTGTATTAGTTATTGATACCCATTTTCGCTGCGTATGCTTCGACTGTGTGTTCTACCATCCATCGCACATCATCTTTGATGGTAGCTGCCTGATGTAATTCACCATCTTCATAAACACCACGCACAAAACATTCATACGTGATCTCACCATCAGATGCCTGCGTGCGTTGTAATACAAAAGTGTACAGCTTATCCAATTCAATTGTGCCATTGAATTCCATCATGGTGCTGTGTGGCTTCTTTTCGATTTTCAAAATGTCCATTTGTTTATGTGTTTATGTGTGATTAATTATTTACTGTCAATTCAATGCGGTAATCGTGACCAATGCCACCTGCGGTGTATAACACATCCGCTTCTTCGGTGATTTCCAAATTTTTCTGATCACATAACTGGCGGTATGTTTGTTCAGCAATGTGGTAGTTAGTAAATTCAAAAGATTGCACTGTTGCAGCCATCATGTTTGTAATTGTAATTGTGTACATTGTATTTTGGTTTTTTGTTATGGGGCAAATGTATAAACAAACAATTGGATAGTGCAAGTTTTTTCATAAAAAAATATGCAAGATTGTGTAAGTCACGAAATATCAAGGTATTACGATGCATGGAAAAAGAAAGCAGTAGGTATCACGCGCGATAAAAACAAAGCTGATGACCTGTTGCACACGGTAATTGCCCGGCTATTAGATCGCGCAGATGATGAAATCACGCAGCGTGCGTGCAATGGTAAGCTGAATGCATATGTGTGCAGGGCAATGTGGCTGTCATACCATAGCAATACAAGCGATTATCACGTATTGTTTCGCAAATACCAACAGCGCATTGATGCTGGTGATGTGGATGATCAAAAATCGGATGATGTATTTGATGGTCCGCGCATAGATGGTGAATATCTGTACAGCTACATCTTGCGAATGAATGAACACGATGCTATACTTTTGCGTTTATACTCACAGCCGGATTTCAGTTATCACGAATTAAGCAAGCACACAGGAATACCTGTTATGTATCTATACAAAGCAGTCAACAACGCACTAAATCGCATCAGGAAAAATGCTAAATTTCAACGTCCTTCCGAAGATTCGCAGTGAACGCTTCGCCATTTGTCAATCATGCAAATTCTATAACACTACATTCGGCACATGTGGCACACCTGTCATTGGTCAGTATGTGGAATTAGAAGAAAACACAAAGAAGCACTATAAAGAAAAGATACAATTGTGCGGATGTGTAATGCGCATCAAAACGAAATTGCGTTTCGCATCATGTCCTGCGCACAAATGGTCAGCTGAAAATTTCACTGCACATGAAGTAGAGCAATTGACAAATTTTGTCAAATCAATAGATGGCAAAACCAAATTGGATGCCGACCAATTACGCACGCTGTTTAATTGGAAATCACGTATAACAAACAAACCTGAACAGGTTAGCCAGTGTGGTTCATGCATCAAAGATTTAATTGCTGAATTGAAGAAACAGTTAGGCGATATATACAATCCTAACCTGCTGAAATCAGAAGGACATGAATTAGAGCAGCAAATGCACACGTTAATCAATCAACAAAAAAAATAACATGCCATTACCCGAACCAACAGAACAAGAAAGCAAAGCGGATTTTTTAGCGCGATGCATGAGCGATGCAAAAATGTTAGCTGAATATCCGGAAGCAGCACAGCGTTATGCTGTATGTGAAGTGCAATACAAATAAAAAATCCTGCACGTTTGCAGGATAATTTATTTTCCAAAAAATTGAATTTTGGGAGTGGCTCTGTGCAAATATAAAACAATATCTTATTGGTAGATATGGAAAAAACACGAAATGAAAAAGGGCATCTATTACCCGGTCATGGTGGATTAAAACCCAAAGGCGCAGTAAGTGAAAAAGTAAAGCTGTGGGATCAGTTAGGTAATTACGTTGTCACGCAAGGTGCAGAACGTGCAATGCAGATATTGGCACGTATGGATGATGAAGAATACATGAAGTATTACATGACCATGTTGGAATTCTTCAAACCAAAACAGGCACGCATTACACACAGCGGTGATGCAAAAGAACCTGTCATCATTCAAATGCACGGAAATTTATAGGTCTAATTCTACAATACAACAGATGGCAATTCGCATAGAAATACCACAGTCACAAGGTGCAATCACGTTGCGTCAATACGTTGACTATTACGAGAGCAAAGATGATGTGGAAAAGGTGCGTGTGATTACAGGCAAATCACGTGTGGTGATTGAAGCATTCAAAATGGATGTGGTGCGTGAAATAATCAACGTGTTTGAATTAGCATTAACATTAGGCACAGGCAAGCTGCAAAAGCGCATCAAGTTAGCTGATGGTGAATTGGGATTCATTCCTGATTTGACCAGCATGACGTTAGCAGAATATATTGATTTGGATACCTATGCGCAGGACTGTTACAAAGGCAATGAACTCAATCACGAAAGCATCATTAAAATGATGGGCGTGTTGTATAGACCAATAGCATATCAGGCAGGTGACTATTACGAATTAGAAGCATATAACAGCGATCGTGTACACAAATACGAACACCTGTTATATCAGATAGATATGGATGCTGTATATGGAATGCTTGTTTTTTTTTCAGCTATCGAAAGCAAACTATTAGCAGCTATCCCCGAATTTTTGGCGGTGCAGCAACAGGCGATGAGGAAGGAATTGAACACGATGAAGTGAGCAACAGCACACCTGATGGATTAGGCAGATGGGGTTGGTTTCATATTATCGAAAGTTTGGCAGGTAGAGATATCACCAAATTCGACATGGTATTAGATCGCAGGTGTTATGAAGTATTCACGCACCTAACATATATGATGGATTACGCAGCAGTGGAACGACAACAATACGACAGAATGAGACATGGCATATAATTATTCATACAATACACTGATTGATCGGTTCAAAGCATTTGCCGATGGTCATTACCTGATACGCAAATTCACGCATGGTCAAATTGACTTGGCTGATTTGGATTTGGATGGTGAATATCCATACATGCATGTCGCACCGGGTAACATCACACCTGTGCAAGGCGCAATGCAATTTGGATTTGAAGTCCTGTTCATGGATTTGCCACGCGATAAAGAAACCAAAGCAGAATACCAGCGTGAATCATTATCTGATTGCATCAGGTTAGCGCAAGACCTAATCACTGAAATAGCTGTTGGTCGCACATTGTTTGGTGTGGAATCAGGATTAGCAACACAACCAACTATTCAGCCATTGATTGAGGAATACAAACACACGTTAACCGGTGTGCAATTATCCATATCAATTGAACTTCCGTACGATTGGTCAGCGTGTGATATACCTGCTGATTACTCTGTTGGTGGTAGTGGTAGTGGTGGTACAGGTGTAGCATTAGGCATTACATTCAAAGTGAATGGTGTTAATAATGCTATACAAAACGTGTTGGATTTGGTTGAAGGCACAGGTATCAATATCACAGACAATGGTGATGGATCAGTAACCATCAGCAATACAGGCGGTGGTGGTGGCTCTGTTTCATGGGGTGATATAGTAGGCACGTTAACGAATCAAACAGATTTACAGAATGCACTGAATGACAAAGCAGATACAGCATCATTGGCAGCAGTCGCAACATCCGGTGATTATGATGACCTGCTAAACACACCGACAATACCTGCTGCACAGGTCAATAGTGATTGGAATGCAGTAAGTGGTGTTGAGCAGATATTGAATAAACCAACTATTCCTGCTGCACAGATTCAATCCGATTGGACACAAACAGATAACACGCAGCTTGATTATATAAAGAACAAACCATCACTACCTGCGACAGTGGGGGATATGCTGAAATCTGTATATGATACGGATGATGATGGTACAGTTGATGCAGCAGAAACAGTGCAAATAATTGTGCGCAATAGCACAGGTAGTACACTAACGAAAGGACAAATTGTATATTTATCAGGCGCAACAGGCAATCGCCCAAATGCTGTATTGGCTGATGCAACAGATGAAATCACATCATCCAAAACAATTGGAATGGTGGTAGCTAACATCACAAACAACAGCGATGGTTACGTTGCGGTGAACGGCACTCTGCATGATTTAGATACAAGTGCATTCACGGCAGGTGATACGTTATGGTTAAGTGAAACAGCAGGTGCAATGCAAGCAAACACACCACCATCTGAACCTGCGCACAGCGTGTTCATTGGTTATGTTGCGCGATCGCATCCGAATTTGGGGCGTGTTGTATTAGCAATACAAAATGGATATGAGCTGAATGAATTGCATGGCGTGTTAGTACCATCACCATCAGCTAATGATGTGTTGTATTACGATGGCGCAACATCACTTTGGAAAAACAAACAGCTGTCTAAATCCGATGTAGGATTGAGCAACGTTGACAACACCAGCGATGCAAATAAACCTGTTTCATCAGCACAGCAGACAGCTATTGATGCAAAGGTCACAGCTAATGCAGCCATCACAGGTGCAACAAAAACCAAAATCACATACGACAGCAAAGGATTAGTCACAGCAGGTGCAGATATTACGGCATCTGATTTACCATCAGGCATTGATGCTGCAAAGATTGGAAGTGGAACGGTGAGCAATACTGAATTTGGTTATTTGGATGGCGTTACATCAGCGATTCAAACGCAGCTCAATGGCACACAGGAAAAGTTAGTTAGTGGCACGAACATCAAGACAGTCAATAGCACGTCACTATTAGGTAGTGGCAACGTAGCTGTGGCAGCGCAGGATTCAATTTCACTGATCAATAACGTAGCTGTAACTATTGGCGCATCCACTACATCATACATTTCGTTCTGTGCATTCACTACGAACAGCGCAGAAACATCACGGCAAATCATTGTACCAATATCCGGTACCATTCGCAGTTTGTACGTACTTACAAGCAGCACACAATCTGCAAATAATTCGCAGGTGTGCACGGTGCGTAAGAACGGAGCTAACACATCAGTCACCACCACGATTGCAGCCAATGCAGCAGCAGGTACGTTTAGTGATACAACAAACACCGTATCTGTTGCAGCAGGTGATAAGCTCTCATTACAAGTGCAGAACAATGCAGCATCAGGAACAGCAGCACAAATCGTATCAGTAGCAATAATCATTGAACGTTCATAACATGAAAGCAATACAATCAATCAACGTGTGGAAGGATGGCGCAACAGTGCAGGCATCTAACCTTACACTATTCATAACCTTTGATAATCTCGAA